GGTATAATATAAAAAATTTATCTGAATCCTCTACAGAAGTAGTTATTTATGATGAGATAGGAGCTTGGGGTGTAGATTCCAAATCCTTTATAGAGGAAGTAAAACAAATATCCACAGAGAATATTCTGTTAAGAATAAACTCCCCAGGCGGTTCAGTTATAGATGGTCTATCTATACATGACGCAATTAAGCGTATGCCTCAGAACGTAACCGCACAAATTGAAGGCTTGGCAGCTTCTATTGCTTCTATTATAGCACTAGGGGCAGACCAAGTAACTATGAGCGAAAATAGCTTATTTATGATTCATAATGTATGGGGTGGAGAAACAGGAGGGGCAAAAGACATGAGGAAGGCTGCTGACTTGATGGACAAGATGGGAGACAGACTCGTAAATATTTATGTAGGTAAGACAGGTTTAGACGAATCAACTATCCGTAATTGGATGGATGAGGAAACTTGGTTTACCGCAGACGAAGCTTTAGAGGCAGGGTTTATTAATTTAGTTGAAAAACCTATTGCTTTAGCGGCTAAGTATGATGTTCAAAAACTCAACTATAAAAACAAGAGTTTAGTAGTTGATATGTTTAATTCTAATAAAAAAATAAAAAAAATGGAAAACCAAATTGAAGAGTTAAAGAATTTTATCTCTGACCTTTTTAACAAAAAAGAAAGCGTTAAGGAAGTAAAAATCCTTGACAACGAAGAAGTTATGGCTAAGATTAGTTCATTAGAAGGGTCTATTTTAGATTCTAATAAAAATGTAACTGACCTTACTGAGGCTTTGGGAGAAAAAGAATCTAATATTGTTGCTTTATCTGATGAGGTGAAGTCTTTAGAAGAGAAATTAGCTAAGTTGAATGGAACTCCTAGTTCTATTGTACCTGAAAGCGACCCTAATCCATCAGAGGATAGTGTGGTTGTTAACGCATGGGCAACTGTAGCAGTAGATATATTTAATTCATAATAAACAAAAATAAAAAAATAAAACAATGGCAAATATAATTTCAACACCAATTTCGTGGAGTCAAGAAGATGCTGCAAAGTATTTCTTACAGCCACTATTTATATCAAATAATGATTTAACTCATTTTGATGTAATGACAAACATTTCAGGTTCATCTATTTTACTTGATAAATACGCATCTTTAAAAGATGTAACTAAAGTAGCTAATGGTTCAGGACACGACTGTTTTGTTGCAGACGCTACTGTAGCTGCTAATACTCATGTAACTTTAAGTTTAGTTCGTTTAGAGGTTGAGCACAAGCAAGCTGCACACGCATTATTCAATCATATTAAATCTCAATTCATGAGAGAAGGTATTGAAAGAAATGATTTAACTGGAACTATGCTAATGGGTATGATTTCTGAAATCTTAATGGGAGGAATCATGAGAGACTTTTCTACTATATCATGGTGGGGACAAACTACTTCAGGTGCAGGTACTCAAGATTTAGCTAATGGTATATGGGAAGCTGCAAATGGTATTCCTGCTGGTCAACAAGTAGCTTATACAGGTGTTGCTTTGACTGACTTAGCAGCTTTAATGACTGCAAGAACTGCTGAATTAGCTGGTTCTGACCAAGTAATGTTTGTATCTCGTTCTTTCGCTGACCAATATAAATCTGAATTAGTAGCTACTACAAGTGGATTAGCTTATACTGACCTACAGTCTGGGATTAATAACTTACAATACAATGGTATTGAAATGATTGTTAGACCTGACTTTGATGTAAATATTGCTGCTTACGGAGCTTCTTTATCATCTAATGGGCCAACTGGTACTACTAAAGTAGAGTGTGCTTTTCTTGTAGCTAAAGGTGCTATCGCTATTGGAACTGACTGGGCTATCCAAGATGTTGACATGTGGTATAACAGAGATTGTAAAGAAAACAGATTCAGAATGAACTATTCATTTGGATGTGCTTTAAAAGACAACTCTCTTGTAGCAACAATAACTTACTAATTAATAACTTATAAAATAATAAAATTATGGCAATTACAAAAGGACATCAAGTAGAATGTTGTGATAGAAACCGTAGAGGTGGATTGAAAAACATTTGGTTGATAGAACAAGGAAACGTAACAGCAACTGCAGTAACATCAGGTGTAGTTACATCATTTACAACAAATGACGCTTACCAGTTTGATTTTGATAGAGGTACTGCAGGGTTTACTGCAAACGCTACAAGAGAAAATGGAAGTACAATTATTCAAATTGAACTTGAATTTTACATCCCTAAAGTAACTCAAGAGGTGAATGAAAACTTAGACCAACTTGCAAGGTCTTGTGGATTATTTGCAATCGTTGAGTCTTATGCAGATGATTGTGTAACTCCAGTAGCAGCAACTTACAAATTCGTATTAGGTTATGACGAAATTTTTGAGTTAACAGCTTACATGGAGTTTATGTCTGGAGAGCAATCTACAGGTGTTGGCTTACAGGATGCAAATGGTACTCTTATTAAGATTGGTGGAGAGCAAGGAGAATATCCTTTAGAAATCTCTGCTACTATGACTGCAGGTGCAAATTATACTGACGCTTGGACTGTAGCTTAATAAGCTTCTATATTAAATAATGTTTTTTAGGGGAGTGCTTGACATTCCCCTAAATTTCATTATCTTTGTACTTTAATTTAAAAAAATATATAATGTATAAATTAGACAAAGAGTGGTTCAAAGAAAATGATAAGGAGATTGTATTATTTGGCAGGCACTCTAAATCAGCAAAATTTTTTCCTAAACTTACTTTCTCTGAAGAGCAGATTGTTGTTGTGGAGGGAAACCAGGATGTATTAAAGGAGCTTTATGAAATAGGGAAGCCTTATGTTTCTTTACATAAAGGCACTTGTAAACCCAATGAGGATTGCAGTGTAGATAAAAAGCCTAATAAAAAAATAAAGAAATCCAACAAACATGAGTCAAAAGAACAAGTATTACCAAAAACCAGCGAAGAAAAATAAGCTTCTTGCTTACGGTTTTTCAAAAGATTTAGCTCAAGACGCACCTGAAGAAACAAAAAGAATAGATAGATTAAAAAATTCTTGGATTCCCTTTGGTGATGATAATTTATTTCCTCAGCATTTAAGTGAGTTATCAAGATGTGCGGCTACACACAGGGCAATACTAAACACTAAAACTACATTTACTATGGGTGAAGGGTTACATACCCTTGACGCTATATTAGAGGAGTACCTTACTGATGTCAATGCTTCTGGAGAAACAGCGGATGATGTTATAAGAAAGGTTGTTTCTGATTATTGGACTTTCGGTAATGCTTATTTAGAGGTTGTTATAGGTAAGGGATTTATAAATCTATACCATCAAGACGCTACAACAGCAAGAATGAGTAAAAAGAATGATAAAGTTCTTTTCCATCCTGACTGGGCTAATGTTAAGAGGTCAGAAAATAAAATAAAGACAGTTGATTTATATCCTAAATTTAAAAAATCAGAAAAAGGAGTGGAGCGTTCTGTTATTCATTTCTCTGATTACGAAAGCACTTACTATTACTATGGTCTGCCAGATTATACTGCAGCTTTAGACCACATAAAAATAGCAAGTCAAATAGGTAAATTCAATTTAACAAGATTTAAGAATGGGTTTATGCCTTCAGCTATTATTGAGTTGGGTGCTGATATGTCTGAAGAAGAGGCTCAACTGTTTATCAATGAAGCTAGAGATAAACTGACTGGAGAAAATAATAATTCTAAAATATTATTTATAGCTAAGAATGGGGATGAGGCTGCCTCTAATGTTAATATTATTAATGACACAAGTGATGGTTCTTTTATGGAACTACAAACTATAACTAATGATAATATAATATCATCACATAGATGGAATCCTGCTTTATCAGGAATACAGGTTGCTGGTTCTCTAGGTAATAACCAACAGATTTTAACTATATACGATATAGTTATGTCAACTGTTATTAAAGAACCTCAACAAATGATTTTAAGGGAACTTAAAAAAATACTTAAGAAACATGGTGGTTATACTGTTTCTGATTTACATATACTTAATAAACCTCCAGTTACAATGCTTGGAGCTATTAACCCAACAGATTACATCTCTGTTCAAGAGGGTAGAAGGATATTCCATTTACCAGAATTAGATGAGGCAGAATTAGATAGCTTATTAATAGAAAAAAATAAAATACAAAATGGCACTGATAACACCGACACAAGTAGTTGATATAGCTTTTACTAATAAGAATACTGATAAGTATTTAGTTAAACCAGCTTTTGTTGAAATTGCTGAATTAAACTTTATACAGCCTGCTATTGGTGAGGAGTTGTATGAGTCTATACTTAATGACAAGGCTACTAATGTTGCTTGGAATAGTTCTCCTGCCTTAACAGATACTATTACATGTAGCCCTGATGCGTCAGGATTATTACAGGGAAAATATTTTACTTTTTACACTGCAAATAATGCTCAAAAAATAGCTGTTTATATTGATTATAGTTCCTTACCAATTATACCGCCTCCTCCTGGATATGATGATGTTATTCAAGTTGCTTTGTCAGCCACTCCAAATCCTACAGCGTTAGACAACTGTGTTGCTTTGACTACAGCTCTTAATAATAGTCCGTATTTTACAGCTACGAATGATAGTGTTAGTAAGGTGTTTTTTGTTAGGCCAGAATTTGCTTTAGCTCCTACTGTAGCCTTCCCTATAATGTCAAACATGTTTTCATTCACTACCAATGGTGCTTTTGCAGTTACTGCTGGAACTAATATTTTAGCATGTCCAGCTAATGCTTTTATTGCTGTAGGAGATTTTGTTTCAGGAGTTGATATACCACTCAAAGAAGATGGTACTGGTTCTTGTAGGGCCTTAAATAAAGTTCTTACAGTAAATACTCCTGGAGCAGTTACAAGTTTTACTATTTCAGGAACACCAACTACAACAGACTCCACTTCCATTGTTTTGTTTCAAAAGCCTAATGGGAAGCTTGTTGATGGCTTTATTATTAATTACCTTGCCTTTGCTGTTAGGTTTGAAATGATACCTGATATGGCTTATAATACAACCTCTCAAGGTTTAGTTGAAAGCACATCTTCTTTTTCTTTACCAGTGGATGCTAAAACATTAGGCTTTATGAGGACAGAAACATATAAAAAATCAGAAACTTATTTAAGAAAAATGAAGAGTTTTTTAATAGAAAATTCACTATCTTATCCATTATATTGTGATGATAGTGCAGAGGGGGTTAGTAAATTAAACGGAATAATACTATATTAATATGGCAACAAATTTTCATTCAGACTTACCTAACGACCAAATACATAATCCAAAAGATTTTAGTGTAGCTAAAAACTCAAGTGTTCCTGTTAAAACACATAACGGTTCTCTGGACTGGTTAGCAACTCCTTATTCTATAAGCACAACATTAACTTGTATTGCAGACGTTGCTGGTGCTCTTCATAACTCTTTCTTTCATGTATTCTTTAATAAAGGATTATTTTTTGAGATTCATTTTGCTGTTGTGGGGGATAGTACTGCTTTTGTCCCTACTGCTGGGTATACACAAGAAACGGTTTCAATTAATCCTAATGCAACAGCTATAGAGGTTGCTTTAGCTATAAATGTAAAATTACAAGCGATAGCAATAGCTACATTTGTTTCAAGTGTTAATGGAACTGGAAAATGTACTTTTTCTGGAATGACTGACTCAAATGATACAGTAGATATGGGTACTGGATTTCTATTTGCTAACACAAGAACATCAACAAGTACTGATACGGTTTTAACTTCTACATCAGGTATTCTTAGTTGGGCAGCTTCAAGTGGAGGTGGTGGAGCTGTATCAAGTTTAACAGTTACAGGTACTGGTGCGGCTACATTAAATAGTGGAGTCTTAAATGTCCCCACTCCAGTTATACCCTCAGTACCTTTTACAAGTTTAACTACTTCAGGAACAAGTGGAGCAGCTACTTTATCAAGTGGTGTATTAAATATTCCTACTCCTGGAGCTAATGCAACTCGCTCTTCTACAACCTGGAATGGATGTATTAATATAACTGAATCAGGCAGGTCAGCATCATCTTATGGTTATCCCCTTGCTTGTATAGATAGGAATAATGATTCAATGTCTGTTAATTTTGGAGTTACAGGGACTTCTATGGCTTCAGTTCCTGTAACTAAAATAATTCCTGGAACAAAAGTAAATGTAACTACAAATGGAATGAATAACTTTAGTTTTACTGGTAAGGTTATGGCAAACGCTGCAAGTGTTGGAGGGTTTTTGTATCTCTATAAGGCTACATTAACTTGCTCAGGAGCACAGCCAACAACTTATACTATGACTCTTATTAAAACTATTACTATTCCAGCATTAAATACTGGTGCGTTTTACTGTTTCTCTGATAAAACCGCTTTTTCTAATGTAATTTCATTAAATGATGGAGATTTGATAGTGCCTCAATTTAGTGGTCAGAATGGATTAAACACACTGTACTACACCAGTACTTTAGAACTCTTATACGCATAAAATAAATAAATAACTTAATATAAATAATTATGGCATCAACAGTAGTAAACTCAACATTCACATCAACAATAACGGACTCTATTTCTTTAAATTCAAAAGCCTATGGCAACACTAATATTATGACTATTAGTTCTTGTAATGAGGCTTATGAGAGAATTTTAAGTGTTCCTGCTTATGCAACCGCCCCAAATGCACAAGATTTTATTCCAATCTTATCATGTACTGCTGCACCAGAAAGTGCTGGAGATGTTACTAATACGGAATTTGAATACGCAAGGTTCACTAATCTTGATTCAGAATACCCAATCAAACTAAAATTCATGGACACTGTAAGTGTTTGTGCTGCTCAAAGTACAGCTACAGAGGCTTTTATTGTAAGCCTTGACCCAGGAATGAGTTATGTAGTTCCTTCAGCAAACTGGATGGCTACTGATGGTAACATCACTGGAACAACAGCAAACACTGGTTTAACTAATGTATGGACTGTATATGCTTTATCTGTTACTGCTATTTGTGAGCTTGAAATGTTTGTAGTAACAAAATAATGAAGTTAAAAGTTCTTAGGTTTAGTAGCCAAGAAGATTCTACATCAGGGTTGCTGATGGAAGAGAATGATTTAGGGATTCATTTCCTATGTTATACCTTGGAAGATGAAAGAAGAGCTTTAAAAGTAAAGGGTGAAACAAGAGTTCCTGCTGGTATCTATAATATTACATTAAGAGAGGTGGGAGGTATGACTAAAAAATATGAGAAAAGGTTTCCAGATATTCACAAGGGCATGTTATGGGTTAGGGATGTCCCTAATTTTAAATATATACTCATACACTGCGGTAATACAGACGACCATAGTGCTGGATGTTTGTTACTTGGGGATAGCCAAGAAAATAATATCATTATTAAAGATGGGTTTATAGGTAAGTCAAAAAATGCCTATAAAAGAATTTATAAAGATGTTGTTAAGCACATTTCAAGAGGTGATGATGTAACTATTGAGTATATTGATTTAGATTAATAATGGCAACTAATAAAGACATAGTAAAAGAGATGGCACTAATGGAACATAGAATGGACTCAATGGAAGATAAATTAGATAAAATGGATGCTAAACTTGATATGCTTACCGAAAGGTTGCTTGACCCAGATAGCGGAGTTACCTCAAGGGTTAATAGAAATACATCAGCAAGGAAAACCCTAGCAAGGTCTTTATGGGTTCTTTATGGTATAGTTGCAGGATTTATTATTAAAATGTTTTTTAGTTGATTCTCCTTGTATCATATATAGTATTGTTATTAATTATAAGCCATGCTGTTGGAAGGCATTGTAAAAGAAGATTGTAATGAGTATATTAAGTAAAATATTTTCAAGTGGAGCTACAGAGCTTGTTAAGGGTGTAGGTGATGTTATAGATAATCTTCACACCTCTAAGGAGGAAAAGATAAGTGCAGAGCTTAAAGTGAAGGAATTGCTATCTAACTATGAAGTTAAGATGGAAGAGCAGGTAAGTGCAAGATGGGATGCAGACATGAAATCAGACTCATGGCTTAGTAAAAATGTAAGGCCACTCACCCTTATGTTTTTAGTAGTATCAACTGTTTTAATGGTGTTTATTGATGCAGGAGTCATATCATTTGTGGTTGATGAAGATTGGAAAGACCTATTAAAAATGGTGTTAATCACATGTATTGGGGCATACTTTGGAGGTCGTTCTTACGAGAAAATAAAGAAGTAGTTGCAAAATAACATTTATTTTTGTATCTTTGCTTTAATAAAAGAAAACAAAAATGAAACAATTTAGACCAAGACTTACGAAAAGTGAGAACGATATGCTTCAGTCTCATAGAAATGGAAATAATGTAGGTATAATAGGAGATACACATGAACCATTTTGCCACCCTGAATATAAAAACTTCTGTTATGAGGTTTTTTCTCGTTTTGGGGTATCAGAGATAGTTCATATTGGTGATGAGGTGGATAACGCAGCTCTGTCATACCATGAGTCAATGGTAGAAATGCCAAATGCAGAAAATGAATCTGAACAGGCCCAGAAAGCTATGGAAGAGTGGTATAAAACCTTCCCAAATGTAAAGGTTTGCGTGGGAAACCATTCTGCTTTGCCTTTTAGGAAAGCAACCACAGCAGGAATACCTAGTAAATTCCTAAAGACATACGAAGAAATTTGGAACGCACCAGATGGATGGAAATGGGATTTATCATGGGAGATAGATGGAGTGCTGTATGAGCATGGCACAGGTAGTAGTGGTATATCAGGGGCAAGGAATAGGGCTAATGCCAATAGACAGTCAACAGTTGTAGGCCACTCACATTCTTTTGGGGGAGTATCTTATATGGCAAGTAGGAATGATATTATATTTGGATTAAATGTTGGATGTGGAATAGATGTTGACCACATGGCGTTTAGTTATGGTAAAAACTTCCCAAAGAAGCCTACTTTAGGATGTGGGGTGGTTATTGATGGAGGTCGTACAGGTATATTTGTGCCAATGGATTTAGGTAGAAGAAATCTTTATAAATTCTAATATGGTTAGGAAGTATTTTGCATATTTATTTGAAATATTAAAATATTATGATGTACAGCCTCTACTTTTATTTTGGAGCTTTTCTGATATATTGAACAATCAAGTACTTTGGACTACTCCTTTATATTGGCAGGAGTTAGGTCAACCAAACACTTATTATTTATATGCAGCGTATCTATTGGTTAGTATTGGTATATTTATATCAATGTATTCAATTAAAAGATGTTGTATGTTTGTTTCAGCCTATTTGTTTTTAACATTATTCTCTACAATTAGGTATATAGTAAGCTTATTATCAGACCCTGAATCATCATTTGATTTAATAGCTGTTAAGTCATTAACAATCACATTCTTTTACTTATTTATATGGGTTTGGATTTGGTTAAAATTAAAACAAGAAATGTTGTCAAGAACAATTAAGAACTAATGGACGCTAATATAACTACTATTATAGTATCTCTAATAACTGTACTTTTCGGTGGAGGAGCTTGGAAGTTTTACGAGTTTATGGTCAAGAAGAAATCAGAAGATAAAAAAGAAAAGAGAACTGAGCAGACAATGTATAGAGATGACCTTATATCTAGGGTTGATAAGCTTGAGAATGATAGAGAGTCTTGTAATAAAGCTTTAATGGAGATAAATAAAGATATGGCTATAGTTTCCACTAAGTTACAATTCTTAGAAAAAGAAAATAACATACTTAAAATAAAGCTTCAGGGCTAAAAGTCTTGTAGAAATCGCTTTAAGGCAAAAAGTCTTAGAGAAAACCCTTTAGGGTGTATGCGTATGCGTATGCGTTCATATATCCTTATCCTTAATAATCTTATTTAGAACTATTATAAACTACTAAACTTTATGTATATATGTTTGGTGGTCTTGTTTTTTATTTGCACTATTGTAGTATAAATAATTTAAAACAATAATAGATATGAAAGTAATAAGTAAGAGATATATAGATAATAGTAGGTTTATGGAATTTATAAGTGAAATGGCAACACAATTAACTGAAATGAATTATGGTGCTGATACCTTTGTTTATAGTGAAGATGAACCTAAATTCTCAGATGAGTCGCAAGAATTTTTCAATGATACTTATAGTGAGTATGAACAGATGGCAAATAGTATAATGGGAGTGTATAGTGATAATGAATTAACTAAAACTAAATAAAATGAAAGTAAAAATAATGCAAAGAAGTGTATATCATAAATACGCTGAAATAGAAGTTCAAGTGCCGAATGATATTAAAGATGAAGATGTTTTTGATTACTTAACAGATAATTCACAGATATATGAGTATGAAATGGATAGTGCTATAAACGAGGCTAAATATGATTTTGGTAATGGAGAGAATGAGTATGAGGGAATGGATGAAGGTACAGAAAGTGAATGGAGATTTGAAGTTGTAGGTAAAAATTACGGAGGACATTTATAAATTTAAAACAAAACAAAATGGGAAAATTAGGACAAAAGACTGAGCATGTAGATATAACTACAAATAAAATAATGGATGAGATAAGAGATTATTTTTGGCACGAACATAATATAGATTTAGAGGAATATACCCCTAACTTTATGGGGACACCTGATGAGGTATTAAAAACGGCTGATGATGAAATTTACTCAATAATACATAACCAATTAAAAAAAATGATATGAAATTAAAATTATGGGATATACAGAGGAAGGAATATAGAACTGACTACGACTATAATGACATGATTTACGAGGATTCAGAAGAAATAAAAAACGACCTTATAAACTTTCATTCAGTAGATTTTGGTGGACTGGAAGAGAAGGAATTTAATGAACTATCATTGAACGGAATGTTAATGTTATTTGACTGGGAAGTGCATGATTCTAAAAAAAATAAAATTACTAATTAAAAACAAATAATATGACAATAGAACAAAAAGTATTAAGGAATGTAATGGAAGATATGCAGAAAGAAGTTGAGGTATTTGAAAAAGTTTACGAGAAAGATGATGATTTTCATAAGGATTTCTCAGATTTATCTTATATAGTATACCTTAATGGGATAGCTAGAATCAAGGAAGTGTTATTTAGAATGAGTATAAATAACAAATAAAGTTAATTTAAAATTAGGTACTATCAAAAATTATTCGTTACTTTATAGTATACAATAACTAAAAATAAACAAAATGGCAAATCAATTTAAAATGGCAGAAAACGACTTCATAACAAGATTGGAAAATATGGATATAAGTATCTATGGTTTTGAGAAGTGGAAAGGTCGTGAGGGTAATAATGATATATCTGCAGTGGCTCAGATACAATGGGAGTTTTATACTGAGATGAGAAGTTGGGGGGTTAAAAATGTAGGTGCTTATGTTACTTATGTTCATATTGAATTTGAAGTTAATTGGTGGAATGAAGATGATAAGGAAGAAATAGAAGAGTACAGTATTGATAGTGAAGATGGAGGAAGAAATGATTTGATTAAGTGGGAGATTCAAACTGAAATTGACATACAGTTAGGGGATTCTATTTGCCCTAACAATGTAGAGGTAGATTATGATACTAAAACAATAACAATTAACTTTTAAATAAAATAAAATGCAAAATAAACTAAGAAAAAGACTAGAATTAAGTGTAGTAAGATTCTCTTTTAAGAAAAAAAATGGTGATACAAGATATGCTACTGGTTCTACTAATATAGAAATGCTTAATATATTGTTTGGACTTAATTTAAAGCCTTTTAAGGAAGAAACTAATAGGGATGGTATAACTACTTACTATGATATTGAAAAGAAGAACTGGAGAAGTTTAAGGGATGAAAGTTTAATAAACATTATAAATAACTAAATATGAATATAGATGAATACAAGTTAAGTAACCCTACTGATGATGGATTAGGTAGCGGTATGGTAAGTAATTGTTGTGGTGCAGAGACTGGGGAAGGAGATATTAGTACTTGTTGTGGCGTTAGTATGTGGGGAGAAACCGATATATGTGGAGAATGTAGAGAACACGCTGATAGAGATGAAATGTGTTGTTTTGAATGTGGTGATATTTGTGATGAGATTGAGGACTATGAATATAAACAACAACAAAAAGAAAGTGCAGAAGAAAGTGCTAGAGATGGAGAAAGAGATGAAAACTAACTAAAACTAATAATAACTAAAACTAAATAAAATGGATAAAAAACTGATAGATAAAGTAGATGATGGGTTTAATTACTTTAATAGTGGAATACTTGAAGAATTAACTGCCGATACTGGTAGACACAGAGTCCAACAATATTATGTTAAAGCGTTTATGGATTATATTGAGCAATTAGAGAGTAAATTAACCAAAACTAAAAATAAATAAAATGGGATATAGAAGTAAAGTAATTATAGGAGTAAAGAAAGGGAAGTTATCCAACGAGTTTGATGCGGTATTACAGAGGCATGACTTCAATACTAATGATACTGGTCTCAGTACAGATGGTTACCTAAGGGTATATACAGAGGCTGAGGGGCTTAAATTCTATACTTTTGAATACACTAAGTGGTATAGTACTGATGTTTGGTGCAAGGATATTATGGAGACTTTAGTATCTATGGAGGATGAGCATGAGTTGGATGAGGATAATATGGTATTTTGTGTAGGCATAGGAGAAGATGGTGAACTGCACTCTGAGATAGGGGAGTACTGGGAGTATGTAGATGTAGTAAGAGATATTAACCTTATATGAGTAAAGATACTAAGGAACTAATCATGGTGGTATTAGCTTTCTGCCTACTAATGTACTGTTGCTATGGTACTATTAACTAACTAAATAAATAAAACAATATGATAATGACAATTTTTATAGTAGTATTCTTGGCGATACTAGGTTTATACTCTGAGATGGGTAGGCTTTAATAAAGAAAAGTGTTTAAAAATTAGGTAGTCTCAATAAATAATTGGACTATTGATATATAATAACTAAAAAATAATTAAGATGAAAGTAGAAGATAATATAATAAGAGAAAAGTATAGTGAGAGGGGGGGTGGTATTGAGTTAGACTTAACCCCTTATGGGTATGATGGAGAGAAGTTATCTGCATATCAAAACTATCTAGGTGGTGGCATGTTAGGAAGTGTACAGAACGACTGTACTGTAAGGGACTGGCAAGGTAACATGGAGTTAGTTGATAAAGCTATGGAGTTAAAGATATTATTCTGCAGGAACATGGGACTTACGCCTGACTTCCTAGATGTTATGCGACCAGCTACTGCATATTAAAAAAAAGTTAGTTGTTTAGTTGTGAATTAAGGGGGGACTTGTTATCTCCCCTTTTTTCGTTAAGTCTTGGGGGATTCTCTTTAGGGGCTAAAAGTCTTGGGGGATTCCCTTTAGGGGGGAGGTCGGATTATGCCCCTTATTTAGAATGGTTCTTAATAATATAATTGTTGATAACTTTATTTGTATTTTGTTGTTTATATCAAAAAATTTGTTATTCGTATGCACGTTCCTATCTATTAAAAATTAGTATAATCTATCTATGCAATAATAAAAGCATAAAAGCAAATAAAAAAGCAAATACTTTTCTTATTTAGAATCATTATAAACTACGATATTAATAAAAAAAAGTGCTTATTTATTTGGTGGCTTAAAAATATGCTGTAAATTTGCATAACTTTAAACAACTAAACTAACTAAACAAACTAAACAAAATGACTACAACAACAACAACAACAACAAAAAGAAACATTTTCAGAACTATTGGTGAAATCTTTAATGTATCTTTATTTATCACATTCATGGGATGGATAATATACACAATAGTAACAAACGCTTAACTAACTAACTAACTAAACAAACTAAACACAATGACAACAAACACACAAACAAACAAACAAATAAAAGCCTTTAACCCTTCAGGCTCTACCAATTTAGATTATGACTTGTATGATTATATAGATAGCAATCTATTTGCTAACAACATAACTATACAAAACAATAGTAAACTAATCGTCTATGATTGGAATTTTGAACCTCAAAGAAGTGGAACAAACTACCAAAACAATAGTTACAAAGTGCAGAAGATAAGAAACAAAGTACAAACAATTAAGGAAACAATTTTTAAATTAACTAAATAATAAAACACAATGACAACAAAAACAAAACAATTAAGAACAAACAAAGGAAACCTAGCAGACAATCAATTTGTAATGTATGATAGTAAAAAAATAGTGTTTCAATCATATAGTACAATAATAGCAGAGTATAATGTACAACGGCAACGGCTGACGCTAGACCACTACACGCATGATATGAGCCGAACAACTGCAAAGTATCTTAATATATTTGTCAATGATACGCTTAGATGGTGTGTTGGTGCTAATGAAGTAAGGAACGCAAAAAGTGTTAAGAAGTACAATGAAACAACAAAAACCAGAAAATTAAACTAATAAACTAAACAACATGCAAACAACAAACAACAAACAAGAACTCAAAGAACTAATGACAAAGCTATTCGGAAACCTTCATAATATAAACAATAATTATATATCAGGCATGGAGTCCACCGACAGAGACAAAACCAAAAGCATAAGCAGGATAAAGGATTTTTGTTCTAGTAAGTTTAACATTTATATCTTATCTATTGTATTCATTGGAGGCACAGAGTCAGAGTATCAGACTGCTATTAAAATAGAACTGGGATAAAATAAAAAACATATTAAAAAAATTAAGGGGCTAAAGTTTAGTCCTTTTTTTTATGTCTAATTTCTTATTTAGAATGAGTCTAAATAGCCTATATGGTGTATGGGTGGGTCATAGGGGGGTGGTGATAGATAAGCAATTTATGTACACTATAGCACACAAACAGCCATCACAGGGCGACCCAAAGCATGTTAAATTAAAAAACTTTTCTAAAAGGATGTTTTACCCCTCATTTACGTAAA